GTTATCCAACCCCATCCCTGAGTAGTAATACCAGTTTTGAGGTCTTCCATTAGCTTTTCCATTTCGGTTTGAGCCTCTGTGATCAGTGCTGTGCCGTTGAGTTGTGTACCACCCTGCGGTCCTGCGATCTGTCCAAACTTGCTTCGGGCCTGTCCTAGCATCATTTTGCAGTTGGCTAGAGCATAATCCTTAATCCATTGTCCTGAATACACATCATCTATAATGGCAAAATCTGGTTTAGAATTGTAGACTTGCAGCATCACTGATTCCTCACCTCGAGGACGTTGATGTATGATAATTTTATGACTTTGTGGATGCCAGGTAAAATTAATAAACGACCCAAACATCTTGCCCACTAATTCTTGATACTGACTAAACAGTTCATAGGTCAGCAATCCACCCATGTTAGTTGAGCTTAACAAATAGGTGTTAGCGTAGGCTAGATTAAATGGCTCAAATACTGTGCCGCCTGTGCCGTTACCAGTTCTCGATCCTACTGATCTACGGAATATCTGACGTACCTGTTGTATTTCTTTAGGTAGTATATACTCGTTAGTACTTTCAGTTAGGGTTAAAAACGCATAGCTTTCCTCCACAGCGTTATCGCTGCGCTGGCGGAAAACTGCTAGAGCACGGTTAAGTGCGGTGTCGTAGTGTATGGGATCTAATTCTACATCTACCATACCATCGCCTAGCATGGCTTTGCAGTAGTTGTAAACAGAGTTTTTGGCTTGATCTGATGTGCTCATACAAGTATTTATCGTAGCGGTAAATATATGACTATGCCAAGACTCAGTTTATACCGTCCCGAAAAGGGCAACGATTTCCGCTTTATCGATAGATCCGCTTGGGAAATGTTTCAGGTTGGCGGAACAGATGTGTTGGTTCACAGATACATAGGCACAGGAGCTGCAATACAAGGTGACACTCCCAGTACCCCTACATACGCCACTGATAATGTGGCAAACATACAGGATCTATTGTTTTTAGAAAACAGAGATCGCAAGTACGATCCCGATGTGTATGTGATGAGAGGTGTTTATAACATCAGTGACATAGACTTCAACCTCAGCCAGTTTGGACTATTTCTACAGAATGACACAATCTTTATTACGTTCCACATCACAGACACTGTGGAAAAACTAGGTCGTAAAATCATAGCAGGCGACGTGATAGAACTGCCGCATCTCAAAGATGAATATGCTTTGAATGATTTGACGTTTGCCCTGAAACGTTTCTTCGTGATAGAAGAAGTTAGTAGAGCAGCAGAGGGATTTTCAGCCACATGGTACCCGCATTTATATCGTGCCAAGTGCAAACCATTAGTAGACAGTCAAGAATTCAAACAGATTCTAGATGGCATTGCTGACAGCGATGCTTATCAGGGCACTTATAACGCAGGCATCACATACTATCCCGGTGATATAGTACTAGCAGCTAACGGTAAAAAATATCAGGTCATACAGGAAGTCACAGGAGTAGCTCCACCTAACAATACCTACTACGCACTGGCCGACACATTGAGAGATGTTGTCAGCACCTATGAAAAAGAAATGCAGATCACTGCTGCTGTGTTGGATCAAGCAGAAGCAGATGTGCCACGCAGCGGCTACGATACCAGTAAGTATTATACCTTGCAGAGAAACGTTGACGGAATAGTTGAATTAGCCACTGTGGATGCAGGATCTGTAACAGTAGATGCACAAACACAGGCCACCGACGAAGCAGGTAATCTACTATATGACACGGATGGTAATGCTATATATGTTGGACAGACTGCCAGCTCAGTGATACTACCAACAGACGGAGATGGCTACGAAGGGTATCTAACCAAAGACGGTGTACCTCCTAACGGGGCCCCATTTACCGCAGGCATTTCATTCCCGGCCAATCCTGTCAACGGACAGTTTGCACTACGCACAGATTATCTTCCTAATAGACTGTTTAGATTCGATGGCCTAAGATGGCGCAAGTTCGAAGACAATGTACGCATGACCATGAGCAATCTCGGAGCCAGTGATGTTGCTGCTGGTGAACCGTTTGCTGGCAAGGATGTGAGAAAGACACAAAAATCTACATTCATTAATAACACTACTGTGAGAACCATTGACGGACACACAGTCAAAGAAAAGCAGAGTCTCAGCAAGGCTCTTAGACCTGAGGCAGACCTATAATGGATTTTCACTACGACGGCCAGATAAGACGCTATGTCACACAGTTCATGCGTGTGTTTATTGGATTCAAGTATCAAGCAGGCGACGGTGATCAACGACAGATTCCGGTGATGTACGGAGACTTGACTAGGCAGGTGGCCAGCATTATCAAAGATAACTCAGAAAATAAAATGCCTACAGTGCCAAGGATAGCCTGTTATATCACAGGTCTTGAAATGGATACCAACAGACTCAGTGATCCTACATTTATTTCAAAGATACATATACGAGAACGCAGATTCACAGACGCCAGCGGCACTAGAGAATACACCGGTGCACAAGGCGGCAGCTATACAGTAGAACGATTAATGCCTACGCCGTTTAAATTGACCATGAAAGCAGATCTATGGACTTCTAACACAGATCAAAAACTACAGTTGCTGGAACAGATACTGGTATTGTTTAATCCTAGTCTAGAACTTCAAACCACAGACAACTACATAGACTGGACCAGCCTTAGCGCCATGTATCTTACCGGCACTAATTTTTCCAGCAGAACCATACCACAAGGAGCAGAAAGCGACATAGACATCTGCAGCATGGACTTTGAAATGCCTGTGTTTATATCACCGCCTGCTAAGGTTAAAAAATTAGGTATAGTGCAGAGCATTGTGGCCAACGTGATGGACGATGAAGGAAATGTAATAAATCTCGAAGATTTAATTTATAATAACAGTACTACCGGTCACTTCGAACCTGGTAGCGATGTTGTTGGTATTGGAATAGGCGGTAGTCCGTTTGGCAAATACGGAATTCTGTTGTTTAAATCAAATACCGGTAATCCCAACGATAATCAATACGATCTAACATTGGTTAATTCTGTGGAGGCTGTGACGTCACTAGGGCTTGGTGAAAAGGAAGTAAAAAACGGTGAGCCGATTGATTGGAATATAATATTAAATACACAAGGCGGATATGTTCCTGGTAGTGAAGTTTTGTTTGGAAAATCCAACGGATTAAAAATAGTGGGAACATTTGTAATTAACCCACTGGATCCTAGCATATTAGTAGTGTCCTTGGATACGGATACATACCCAGGCAACACTGATATACCCAGTTCCATACCGGGATTCGGTGCCAGAGGCACCGTGGATGCTATTATAGATCCCTACAAGTACAATCCGCTAGAAGTGTATGGCTCACACGCAGCCATACCTCTAGGGTTGAGATTTCTAATGCTAGACGATGTTAATAACAGTGTAAATCGTGGCGGTTACATCAATCTTCCTTCTAATCCAGCAGACAGTACCAGTGTACCTTATCGTGGACCGCAGGCCTGGAGAGAACCCAGCAACAATGATTCATCTTGGGAAAATCAAGATGGCACAGATCCAATTATCAAAGCCAACTCTATTATAGAGTGGACTGGGCGTACATGGACCACAATATGGGATCCCGAAGCAAACACCTTAGAGGCAGCAGACATACTAGGTGAGGAATTTAGTCCGACCTATATACAAAATATACGCACAGGTATCAAATACCAATGGGAAGGCACCCAATGGATCAAAGCCTTTGAAGGTGAGTATAAGTCAGGAGAATGGAGCTTCAGAACTTCAGATGGATAAGTACTGGCATGCAACAGCGTGCCGGATTATTATTCTTAGCTAAAACCACAGGTCGTATACTGCTGATCTTAGATGATGAGCGATGGACCGTGCCCACATTCCAGCGTAATAACAGCCTCTTAGAAGATGCAGATGAATTGTTAACTCAATATGCACAGGGCCGTATAGTTCCCATTGAACTATATTTGTCCGAAGATCGAGGTTTTGAATATGGCACATATGTGTGTGTGGTCGATCAAGAGTTTTTGACTCTAGCATCAAAGACTGTATGCTGGGCAGATTTAGATTGTTTGCCAAAACAACTGCACTCAGGGTTACGCACCACATTAAATAATCAGGTAATACGTGTAAAAATAGAAACTGTCATGGAGTTAATAAAAAATGCTACAACGAGCTGAAAGATTTCAAACCGATATAAAACATTATCGAGAAGCCATAGATAAGATTACAAATCCAGGAGCTAAACTTGAAGCTGAAAAACTTCTAAATAATTTAATTTTTGAAGTTAAAGGACTGGATATTACATTTACAGACATGGTCTATCAAAAACAATTGCCTTCCCAAGGTACCGAAATGCGTGAACGCATATCCGAAATAAGAAAAAAATTAGATTCTCAAATTAGACTCAACGGATGAGCGATTTTAAATATTCGTTTTCAATAGTCAACGATTCCGGTATCTCGCCAGCATTTATCAAAGCTAATTCTTATTTGATTAAAAATTCTTCTATCCTGGCTAGTGAAAAAGAAGCATTGAAAGGTCAAGCGATATTAGAGGAAATATGGCTTGCTGAATTTCGTGGAAAGTTATTCTACGATCAAGATGTAAAGGCGTGGACTAGAGTAGACTTCGATAGTGAACAAGATCTGACAATGTTTTTAATTAAATGGGGTTGATTCTACCCAAATATTTTTTGACTGCAAGTCAATTCCAAATACTGCTGCCTGTCTAGATACTTGTTCGGCAGCATCCGGACCATAAAATGTCTGTATCCCTTGATCTAAATGGCTGAACAGATTGTACACGATCATATAAAACTCAGCGTAGGGACTCCACGACACATATATTCCCAAACTTCCCGGTGCGTAATAAATCTGTTCCCAAAAAGCTACGTCGGGAACAGTAATTTCTCTATCTTGACCCCACCCAGGCGGAACTATGGTGTTCGTTGGTCGAATGTAACTAGAAAAATCTAATTTCCAAGGATGATTTAAAATATCGTGAGTGGATCGAATAATCAACATTTAGTTGTTGAGCTTGCCGCCATCTTGGGGGATAACTTCTTCAGGTAATCCTTCGATCCATGCCTGTCGTTTTTCACTCCATTGATACAACTTACGCGGTATAGGGTCATCAACACCTGCCGATGGATCAGGATTAGGAGTTGGAGCTTTCCATACATGGTTAGCATCGTCGAATGTCCAGGAAGGAAATGGTTGCGGCCCTTTTGATGTCGTAACGGTTTTGCTGATACTTGCTATTTCTTTAGAGTCGCTGATAGTACCTACGTATGCTTCAACATTGTAAGAAAAATTTGCACCTAATAGTTCATGCGATTTTCCGATCAGTGTTGTTTTCATTAATTCGTATTTGATTGGTGCAACTGGATATCGGGCTGAATATATTTCGTTGCCGTCTTTTGTTAATTTTAATTTAAATTCGATATCAGACACATCTCTGTCGATGTCGTCTTTAGAAAAAACATTAAATTGTACTTCGGTATACTCATGTCCAATCTTGGAATCATCTATACTCAGTGTGCGCTCTAAAATATCGTAAGTAATTTTTAAAATATCCATGATCTGTTTCCTTGGTAATTTAGCATCTTATATTTAGTTAATAATTTTCCTGTCAAATATTTACCTACTAAATACTCAGCTATGCTAATCACTAACATTTTTTCAAGTTTTATTGCCTACGAACAACTAACTTTGGATCTAGAAAGGCTTAAAAATTATTGTTACTCTCTTAAGAATTTATCAAATGGACGAATATTGAGTAACTACGGCGGATGGCAAAGTGACGATCTACCGTTGGAATCTAAAGACACTGAAGAGTTACGTGCAGTCATTAATAACAAAATTGTAGAAATATTAAAAAATCTAGGGTTGACTAACGAGTTTACAATCAGTAACTATTGGTTAAATGTAAACGGTAAAGGTGATTTCAACAGACCGCATCGCCACGGTTTTTCTACATTATCGGGTGTAATATATATTAGTGCTCCTCCTAATTCTGGAAAATTAGTGTTAAGGAATCCTAATCATGCCCATGGTTTTTGTATTGATGAAAAAATAGTAACTGATTGGAATCAGTTTAATTCGTTTACTTGGGAAATCGAGCCTGAGCCAAACAAGATGTTGGTGTGGCCAGCATGGATAGATCATTACACATTACCTAATAACTCAAACGAAGATCGCATTTCGCTTGCATTTAATATTTTAGTCACATGATGCTACAAGTATACGACAACATATTTGACGACAAATATATTTTTGAACTCAACGAATTATGTGACAAACTACCTAACATTCCACATAACGTTGCTAACAGCCAAACGTGGCCCTATGGTAGAGTCGGCACACACAATATCATGGGGGCGACTTTGTTTAGGAAATTATCCGACTATGTCTACGAGTCAGGATGCCCTTTGCAATTGATGTGGGCATTTGATCACTTTGCAAATAAGATATTAAAAGAGCCTGTTGAATTAAAAGAAATATATTCTAATTTACAAGTTATGGGCATGGACGGGTCGTCCCACACCGACACCGGTGGTGGTTCTAAAACTGCTATATTGTTTACTACCTACAACTGGAAGAAAGAATGGGGTGGTGAATTTCAAACTCTTGATCAGCAAGGAAATGTCACTAATACTATTGACTATGTTCCTGGAAGAATTCTATATTTTGATGCAGACATTCCGCATCGTGGGCTAGGGCCAACTGTTCCTGGCGTGTATAGGCACAGTATTGCTTATAGGATAAAATAATGAAAATCGCATTTTATACCGTGTGCGAATTACCTGTTGCAGTTATCGACGAATACTATGACAACCGTGCCTGTGATCGCATCTGGCAAGAATTATGCTTTTTAAATAACGATCAAGGAAAACTTCTAAACCCATCAGCAACCGGAAGTGCATTAGATCTAACGACCGGGGTTCCTCTAAAAAGAAACCATGGTATAGATCTGGAGAGCGTGTATGCAGACCATGCAATTTCAAATATTTTAAGAGAAAACAAAAAACTATTTAGAGATGAACTCACTGATCAATTAATGGGGCACCATGCTTTTTTTAGATATCTCAGAGGAGATCCAGAAAACAGCACATTGGTACAATATTATGAGAACGGAGATCATTATAAAAAACACACCGACGGTGCAGTTATAACTGCCATTACATTTTTCTATCAAGGACCTAAGTCGTTTTCCGGTGGAAATTTGATTTTTGAAGATAAATTACAAATAGACTGCGGGTATAATCGAACGGTAATTTTTCCATCTATATTGTTCCATGCTGTTGAGTCAGTTAGCATTAGCAGCTCGTTGGTAGGTCAAAATTTTGGCAGATATTCTATAACCCAATTTGTAGGTAATCCTATCGGGGATCAATTAATACAACAGAGGTAATACCATGGCATTATTAGTAAACAATCTTTTTCCTGGCCATATAGAGCCAGACACCGTTGTAGGTGGCTGCATTGATATTTTTGAAAACGCTTGGCCTAACTGGGCTGAAACAATTCAGGCAGTTGAGCAACAGGTCAAGAACACTGATTCAGGTGTGTATTGGGAACGTGCAGAAACTATGAATCTTGGTCCTTTTCAAAATCACAGAACCAATCAAGTCATGGAAATCAGTCACCTGGCCAATGTCGCTGAGAATAAACTATTGCAGAATGTTCATAATCAAATGAATTTGTTGTTGCTGGCCGCTACAAACTCCTATTCAAAACGCTACGGTATCAATGAAGGGTTCTGGCATGAGGGATATAACTTATTGAAATATAGCCAAGGTCAACAATATCAAGCACACTACGACGGCGGTACTGGAGTAGGCAGAGTGGTATCTGCAATAATCTACTTAAATTCAGACTATGATGGCGGTCATCTCGAGTTTCCAAATTTTAAAATAAAAATCAAGCCGGAACCTGGAATGTTAATTTTGTTTCCGTCAAACTATGCTTACAAACACGTTGCACACCCAGTAACTGGTGGTACAAAATATGCATTGGTAACATGGATTAAAGATAGACAGATGTCATGAAATATAAAATTATTGATAATTTTTTAGAGGAACAAGAATTTAAAAATATCCAACAGACAATGTTAGGTAATGCGTTTCCTTGGTATTTCAATGAAGGTGTGACCTATCAAGATCTGTCCAAAGATTATCTTCATAATTTTCAATTCACACACATGTTCTGGAATGTAACCGGTAGACTTGCTCAAAGTGAGTGGAGCTCGTTGTTGGATCCTGTGATTGCGAAAATTGATCCAGCAGCCATGCTTAGGATGAAAGCCAATCTCATGCCCGTGACTGCTGAAAGGATTGTTCATCAATTACACATTGATCTCGATCATATAAAATGCACAACTGCGGTGTTATATCTAAACACCAACAATGGGGCTACGATATTTGAAGACGGGTCAGAAGTGCAGAGCGTTGCAAATAGATTAGTATATTTTGATTCAACTGTTCGACATACTAGTTCATCTTGCACTGATAAAAAAGCAAGATGTGTTATCAACTTTAATTACATAGGTAAAGATTTACAATGAATATAGAATTTTTACCGTCATCTGAAGATGTTCAAAATTTTATTGAACCACCTCAACCTGGAAAATCAACAATCCCGCAGTGGTTCAAAGATATGCCAGGATTTAATCCCACTCGAGATCCGTTGATGTTTGACAATGAAGGCACGTTGGTAAACAAACATTTAAAAATGTGCATGCCGTTTATTGATGCCATAACTGGCGGGTTTGTTCAAAAGACTTGGTGTGACATTTATATTAAACCAGGTGGTAACGGAACTGCTACTTATAATTGGGCGCATAATCCTGCACCGTTGGGCGATCGAGGAAAATGCAATGTTCCAATCAGTGACAAATATTATCCGCTAGAATTCCATTGGATTGTTCCCTGGATACCTAAACTTCCAGACGGATACAGTTTATTAATCACGCATCCGCATAACAGATTAGATCTTCCGTTCACTACACTATCCGGAATTATAGATGCAGATAAATTTCATCACGTGGGATTTGGTCAATATCCTTTTTATATCGATCATAATTTTGAAGGTATTATTCCACTCGGAACTCCTATGTTTCAAATGATTCCTTTTAAACGTGATGACTGGAAATCAACAATAAAAGAATTTAATATCACAGAGCAAAAGAAAAAATCTTATCTATCACTAAGAGAATACTGGAGCGTCTATAAAAATCATTTTTGGCAAAAGAAAAAATATGACTAATTTGAATCCCGAAAAATTTAAAGAAAACGGATATTGCATCATAAGATCAGCAATATCCAACGAGCTGCGAGACATCATCACGCAGTATGCGTTGTTTGATGAAATGCAAGACTATTCAGCTGATAAAAATCAGGTCATCGGAGCTCATTCAAAATATGCTGATCCAGCAATGGAGGCGATATTGTTGCATTTGCACAGTATCATGGAAGCCAACACCGGTCTTACCCTACATCCCACATATTCTTTCTATAGAGTTTATCGCAGCGGTGATGAGTTAAAGGCGCATCGAGACCGACCGTCGTGCGAAATTTCAGCAACTCTGTGTTTTAATTACAGTTATAATGATGCAACATATCAATGGCCTATGTACATCAACGATCAGAATACCGCTGCTGATCTTAGACCAGGCGATATGTTAATTTATAGAGGATATGATCTTACCCATTGGCGAGAAAAATTTAATCCTCCCGAGGACAGTTGGCATGTGCAAGGATTTTTTCATTATGTAGATGTCAATGGTCCTTACGCCGACTACAAAAATGACGGACGTGACACTATTGGTGAATCTAGAACTAAAAAAGCAACACCAGACAAATCGTATATAACATTTACACAATGATAATTGAATTTATTCCTTCTAGTAAGGCAGTGTTTGATAATGTTCCTATTCCAGAACGTGCAACATCTAACTTACCTCAATGGTACAAAGATGCGCCTGCGGCAAGCACTGCCAAACACATGGAAGTCGATCAAGAAGGAAAAATAGTCAAAGGATTGAAATCCTGCACTCCATTTATTGATGCGTTGACTTCAGGATACATTCAAAAAACTTGGTGTGACATACATATCGAATTTAATAATGGTGAATTTAATTATCGTTGTGGTCAAGATCCTATAATAATGGAGCACCGAGACAAAGTCAACACCGAGATCACTGAGCAATACTATCCTATTGAATTCGCATGGTTGATGCCGTGGATTCCCAAACTACCCAAAGGCTATAGTATACTATGCACTCATCCTCACAATCGATTAGATCTTCCGTTTACAGCACTCACCGGGATCATCGACTCCGATGAGTTTTATCACGTTGGGTTTGGTAAATTTCCTTTTTATATTGAAAAAGGATTCACCGGTACCATACCTGCGGGTACTCCGATGTTTCAAATGACTCCATTTAAACGCGACTCGTGGGAATCTAAAAAAATTAAATACGAAGAAGAAGCACAAACTAAAAGAGAATACACATATCTTAGAGAATTTTATAATGTGTATAAAAATAAATTTTGGAAGAAAAAATCTTATAGGTGATTTATGAAAATAGTAATTGTAGGTGGCGGCACTGCTGGATGGTTAGCTGCATATTGCTTGTGTAAAGCACAACCAGGACAGCATGATATCACAGTGGTAGAGTCATCATCCATTGGCATCATCGGAGTTGGAGAAGCTACCACAGGACTAACCAAAGATCTGCTAAACGGCGTATTATTTCCAGCGGCAGTTGACATAAAAGATTTTATTAATAAAACTGATGCAACTAATAAAATGGGGATTTATCACAAGGGTTGGGCCAAGAATAAGGAGTCGTATTTTGCTCCGTTAGATGCCTCAAGTACATTTCAACTGAACAACGATTTTGTTTTTAAATATGCATTTCAAAAATTTGGTTACGATAAATTTCATATGGCGTCGAGGGCAGGAGTAAATTGGGAGAATCAAAATTTTGACGAATTCCATGCTTATCAATTTGACACACATAAAGTAGGCCAATTTTTTAAAGAAATATGTTTGAAAGAAAATATTAAAATTATCGATTCTGTGGTAACACAGGTAAATCTCAATGAGTCGGGTGGCATAGACTCTGTAATTTTAGAACAAGGTTATTCTGTTAGTGGTGATTTTTTCTTTGATTGCACCGGATTTAAACGAGTGCTGATGGAAGCAGTTGGTTCTAAATGGATCTCGTATAAAAAATATCTTCCTGTTGATACTGCAATGCCGTTTCGATTAACTTATCAATCCAACGAAAGACCATTACCAATGACCACAGCTCATGCAATGTCATCTGGATGGATGTGGGATATTCCATTACAATCAAGACGTGGTTGCGGTTATGTGTTTGATAGCAATTTTATTTCCAAAGAAAATGCACAGAAAGAAATAGAAAGCTATCTAGGGATGGAAATTGAGCCTATCAAGTTCATTGATCTATCTAGTGGAAAGAGTGATACGTTTTGGAAAAACAATGTGCTGTCATTGGGCCTATCATCTTCTTTTGTGGAGCCGTTAGAGTCAACATCTATACACAACACCATTGTACAGATCATGGTTTTTATTGATGAATTTCTGTCTCCTGTTGCTGAAAAAACCGTTACAAAAGAAAACGAAAAACTATACAATAAAAATATTGATACATTATTTGAATATGTATTTGATTTTTTATCTCTTCACTATCAAGGTGGTAGGGATGACAGTGAGTTTTGGAGAAACATTAAAAACAATAAGATCGTGACTGACTACACCCAGATGTTAATCAACAAGTCAAAAGATAAAATTATCGGCGCCACCACATTTGATAATGCTAATCCTAATGCCCCAGGTGCTGCATTGTGGAATTGGGTCATGGCTGGTCTGCATATTATAACTCCAGAACAGGCTAGGCAAGAATTAATTGAAACAGGAATGATGTCAATCGCTGAACATCACTGGGATGATTTCCATACTAATTTACTGCACCAAAAGAATAGATCACACGCATGGTCTACCAAGCCATATGTTGAGTACACAAAATAATTTATGAAAATAGTAATTGTGGGTGGTGGCACTGCTGGATGGTTAGCTGCATATTGCTTGTGTAAGTCTCAGCCGGGACAACACACTATCACAATTATTGAATCGTTGGCAATTGGCATTATTGGTGCGGGCGAAGGTACTGTAGGATCCATGCATGACCTAATACACGGCGATTTATTTCCTGTTAAAATTGATGAGCAAGACTTTATTAACAAAACTGATGCAACTAATAAAATGGGGATCTATCATAGATTTTGGGGTAAAGGAAAGCATGAATATTTTGCTCCTTTAGCAGGGGGGCCTACAGCAAAATCAAACTGTGATTTTGTTTTTAAATATGCATTTCAGAAATATGGATACAATAAATTTCATCTTGCTGCGCAAGAAGGTTTACATCTAGAAGAAAAACAATACGACGAATTTCGTGCATATCATTTTGATGGACACAAAGTAGGACAATATTTTAAAGAACTATGTTTAAAAGACAATGTTGAAGTAATCGATTCAATAGTAAAAAAAGTAAATCTCAACGAACACGGCCATATTGCATCGTTGACACTTGAAGAAGGATATACAGTAGTTGGTGATTTTTTCTTTGATTGCACCGGTTTTAAACGAGTGTTGATGGAAGCAGTTGGTTCTAAATGGATCTCGTATAAAAAATATCTGCCTGTTGATACTGCAATGCCATTTATAATAAAACATAAAGAAGGAGATTCTCCTCTACCAATGACCACTGCCACTGCACTATCGTCCGGCTGGATGTGGGATATACCGTTGCAGACTAGGCGAGGTTGCGGTTATGTATTTGATAGCAATTTTATTTCCAAAGAAAATGCACACCGAGAAATTGAAGAGTTTTTAAAAGTAGAAATAGAACCCATTAAGTTCATTGACTTTACCAGCGGTAGGGGCAGTGATTTTTGGAAAAACAATGTAATATCGTTGGGACTATCGACGTGTTTTGTAGAACCTTTAGAGGCTACATCAATACATAGCACAATAGCTCAAACTATGATTTTTATTGATCAATTTTTGTCATCAAATTTAAAAAATACGATTACAAAAGAAAATGAAATATTATATAACAAGCATGTTTCTTCTATCTACGAATCAATTTTTAATTTTATATCATTGCATTATCAAGGCGGTCGAGACGACAGCGAATTTTGGCGTTACATTACACACGATAACGTGATAACTGATCGTACAAGACTGTTACTAGACAAATCTAAGAATAAAATTTTAAGTGCATGGATGTTTGACAACGGTAGCCGATATGCTCCGGATGCATCATTATGGAATTGGATACTTGCTGGGCTTCGGTTTATTTCACCCGAACAGGCTAGGCAAGAACTAATTGAAGCTGGTCAGTTTGAGCAAGCTGAACGCTACTGGACTCAATATATTAAATCAGTGCTTGGCTAGATGATACATATAGTAAAGGAACAGCGATGGCTATAAATGTGTATTGGGCGTGTGTTGAAGATCAGTGGATGCTTGCCGAAGAGCCGCAGACTGTGTCTTCAGTGTTCTACAGTAAAAATTTAATAGACGATAATCGAGGATCTAAACTCAACTATTGTCCATCATTTAATAAAAATTTAAAAAACTTGTATGCTTTGAAATCTATATACGAATATGCATTTAAAGTAACTGATCAAGGGCTGGCTACCAACATGTACGATCAGAAATTCTTTGAAGATCATGTGGTTGTTAGGTCAATGGATAAAAAATTCTTTTCATATCAAACCAAATACATATTTTTTACAGATGCCCCTAGTCTTAATGTGACATTTTACGAGTATCCGTTTTTAGAAAACAACAATATTACTACTAGATGCATCCCTGTTGCTGGACAATTTGACATAGGAAAATGGTTTAGAAACACTGAGTTTGCATTTTATCTGAAACCTGAATACGATGAATTTAAAATTGAGAGGGAAGAAATTTATTCTTATATGAGATTTCATACTGAAGAAAAAATTAATTTCGTTCAATTTAGATACAACGACAAACTAAACAGCTATGTTGGTGACGGATTTGCACTGACCTTTGGTCACTTCTTAAAAAATCTAGAAGATTTTTATAAGCTATTCAAGAATAAAAAAGCCATACTAAAAGAAATAAGGAACAATCTCGTATGAGAAATGTAAAAAAACTACTGGTAGTAGGTGGCGGTACTGCAGGGCTTGTATCGGCCATCATTCTTAAAAGAAAATTAGACATTGAAATTGATGTTGTGTATTCTAAAAATATTGGCATTGTTGGTGTCGGAGAGGGCTCTACTGAGCACTGGAAAGAGTTCATGGATGTTGCTGGTATTGATCAATACACACTAATAAAAGAATGTGATGCTACTTTTAAATCGGGTATCATGTTTGAAAACTGGGGCGATAAGACTTATTTTCATAATGTTATTGAACCGTTTTCTAAAACCAGCGGGCAATATCAATGCGTCTACGGCAAACAGATATCTGAAAACGGACCTGTTAATGCTCGGGGTGTATGGAATAGTGAAATCAGTGATTGGTTTGTTAACAAGCCAGACGAATATCATGCGTTTCAGTTCCATTTTAATACCAACAAATTAAATGACTTTCTGTTGAGACTGGCAGAATCGTTTGGCATTAATCTAATTGAAGATGACATATCAGACGTTGTGTTAGATGACGATGGATATATTAAAAATTTAATTGGCACAAAGCAACAGTATGCTTATGATTTTTATATTGATAGCACTGGTTTTAAAAGATTATTAATGAATAAACTTGGTGCTAAATGGCAATCCTACGGCGAGTATTTGAAAATGAAATCAGCAATAACATTTCAAACAGGAGACGAGGACAATTACAACTACTGGACTCTAGCTCGAGCAATGGACTACGGCTGGTTATTTAAAATTCCAGTATGGGGTCGACATGGCAATGGTTACATATTTGACAGCGATTACATCACTGCTGAACAGGCTCAAGCAGAAGTCGAGCAGCTACTTGGAAAAAAGATTGAGGTTGGCAGACAGTTTAAGTTTGATCCCGGAGCATTGGATCGGCCGTGGATTAAGAATTGCTGTGCTATCGGGCTAAGTGGCAGTTTTGTTGAGCCGCTTGAAGCGACTTCCATAGGAACTTCAATCCAACAAAGCTTCTTGTTAGTACATAGATTAGTTAATTACACTGATAAGTCAGTTGAACAATATAATAAATCAGTCAACGATATTATGGAAAACATTAGAGACTTTATTATACTGCATTATATCACAAATAAAACCAACACTCAGTTCTGGAAGGATGTGGCAAATACAGAATTACCCGAGAGTCTTTATACAAAATTAATGCAATGGAAACACAGACTGCCTATTCGTGAAGATTTCAGTGGACTTTCTGATTATATTTTATTTAAGGCCAGTAACTTTATTGTTGTAATGGAAGGGCTTGATCTATTTGATCGAGAATCGATTAGAAAAGAATTTGAGTCGCACCATCAATTAGCTAGAGTGTATGCAGACCAAGCTATTGAAAAATATCATGAATATGAAAACTCCGTGGTCTCGATCAAGCACAAAAAATTTATACAGATAATTAGAGATTATGTCTGATCCGGTTACTCAAAAAAACATTTATCCGCTGTTTGCTACTGGAGTGTATAAGAACAAATTAAATATCACACTAACCAACAACGAATTAGCTGATATCTATGATCTAAATTCCTCTAAACAGATCCTAGGCACGAAACTGTCCAATGATAAATTTATATTAGAACGGCCAGAATTACAACGATTAAAAAATATTCTATTAGACGAAGTCAAAGAATATTTCAATACTGTCATGGGCTATGAATTTGAAATTTATATCACAAATTCGTGGTGTAATATTGCTGGACACGCTGAGGGGCAGACTTTACACAATCATGCCAACAGCGTGGTATCGGGAGTTTTCTATTTAGATGTTGATCAAAGCCAACCTTCAATAACCTTTGTTAATCCCACGCCTCCGTTCTTGCTGAACATGCGATCACAGCAGTACAATATGTTTAATTCTTTGGAGTTTGATATTCCGCTTGAAGATAACACAGTAATATTATTTCCATCACAGTGCTTTCACTATGTGAAATCTAATCCCACAACTAACAATAGAGTTAGTATTGCGTTTAACACTTTTGTAAAAGGTAATATTGGTGTTGAAACTGCTGGTGGTGATTTGGATCTACACTAGACAATAATAATAGATTTTTCTTCTGCAGGCAGTGGTTGATGCAGCCACATTTCACTGTCGTCGACCCATACCAGTGACGGGTTTAATAAAATTCCAAAATCTTTGGCTCGTTTAACAGCATGCATCTCTGCATTTGGGCCGTAAAATGTTTCAAAGGTTTTGTCCCAGTAGGGTATATGTGCTGTTTTTAGATTTCTATCTCTAAACATAGGACCATTCGTTGCATCAAGACCTGTGGTTATTAAATAGTATTCTGCGTAAGGTAACCATGCAGCATAGAATCCTATGCCCCCGCTGCTTTCATACAGCACTTCCCAGTAGTCAATGTCTTCAACATGCAGATCTCGACTGTAGTCCCAGTTGACTTTAGGGGGGAGAACGAGAGTATCTGAATCCATCCAATTGGGATTAAATGCTTCGTTCTCGTCCGATGTTTTTAATATGTTGTAAGTGGTTCTAAATTGTGGCATTGTATTATACTAGGTATCTCACAATAACAATTCCTGGGCCGCCTGTTCCCGAAACGCCAGAATTGTCTGAGCCACCACCACCACCGCCTGTGTTTGTACCAGCATTTGAACCGCCACGCTGTTGTCCACCGCCTTGTCCACCGCCGCCAGGACCACCAGATCCTTGACCAAAGTAGTTGTGGCAGCCCCCGCCCCCACCACCTGCATAAGTGTTCCATGAACCGTTAATGGTTGTGTTAATACCGCGACCACCTGATCCTGCACGTTGAGTTGGGCCCCAGTCACTGGTACCACGCCCGCCAGGATATCCTTCAGGTCCTGCTGGCATTAGAATACCGTGGCTACCATAACCGTAACCTTCCCCTGGTACATCATATGCAACACCCGGTCTGTTGTGATGGTTTGAGTTGGCTGCTGAGTCGCCGCCCCAACCGCTGGCCCCACCTCCACCACCGCCTTGGTGATAACCATAACCACCGCCACTAGATCCTTCACGACCATTTCTTGCTCGGCTTGGATGTCCGCTACCGCCACCACCGCCTAGGCGTCCTTGGATACCGTTGAAACTGGATGCCGTTCCATCTGCACCATCTGCACCTGTAGGCGCTCCGGGGCCACCAGTGCCAATACCTATAGGGTATGTGCCTGCTGCAACGGAAGTTTCACCTTGTTTGAAGCCGCCTGCACCACCACCACCACTGCCGTGTGTTGAATGGCCGCTGCCACCACCACCTACAATCATATACTCTACAGCTAGGTTAGTTGGTTGTAGATGTATAACTTCTTTGGGTGCATTATTTTTCAAAGCTACTTTTAATTGGCTTTCGCCTGTTTTGGTGAACATGTGGATTCTGTATCCGCCTGCTGTATAAACTATATCACCGCCCGTGATGTCAAATTTATCCAAAGTTTTTTCACTTTGTTTTAGTTTATCAACATTTCCTCTTACGCTACTAATAAATGGCATTTCATTCTCCTGAATATTTTAAACAATAAAGTCGGCATTGCCGGTGTATGTATGTACGTTGAATCCTGCAGCAACTGCCGGGGTGTTGGATGTTGCAAGCAGCAATGTGCGACTGTCTATTACCAACCAGCTGTTGCTGGCTCGTTTACGTATGGTTATTTGTTCGTTGGATGCGAATGTTCCAGTTTTACTGAGTGTGACGCCTGCACCTGCGGCCAATGTCAGCTTGCCTGCGCCAGTTCTAAGTATGTGAACTATCGATCCTGTTGGAAAAGCTGTAGAATCGGGAGGAACTGTGACTGTGGCAGCTGAAGTGTTGGTGAACACCACACATTGATCTCTGTCAGTTAATGCTAGTGTATAGTCGCTGGTTCGCGCCGCAGTATCAGTTATTAGAGCATTCACAGTGCCTTCAATTACTGCACTGCCACCTGATATTCTTCCACTTACACCTATACCACCAGTGACTACCAGTGTACCAGTGATGGTGCTAGAGGATGCCACGTTATCAGTTAGCAGCACACTAGCGCCAGCTTTGGTACCTGCACTGGTACCTCTAATTGTAATGGTTCCGCTATTGGATGTGCTGCCGTATACGTTGGCAAAGCTGCCCACTGTGGCTGTTAATTCACCGGTGCTGGGCACAAATGCCAAGTTTGTTCTGGCATTGGGTACCAATGTAGTTGGTACTGCACCAGACGCAGTTCCAAAAAATGGATAATGTACAGTGGCTGAAGCTCCAGGATCGGTAACTGGAATATTTCCGCCAGCACTTGACCAACTTAAATTGCCGCTGGTATCTGAACTTAACACAAATCCACTAGTAGCTGCTACTGCTGCTGGCCAAGTAATGGTATAATTAGCAGCCATATTAGCTGCGGCCTGCTGGGCAATATAATTAGTGCCGTTTCCGACCGCTTCTCTAAGTCGTAGATCGCCTTGATTGGCTATCGTAAGATCGCCTGTGACTGAAACATCCGCGGCGACAGCGACTATACCAGTTCCACTTGGATCTAGTGTAAGATCTTGGTTTGCTTGTGATGTTGATAAGGTACCGGCGCTGCCCTGTACGTTACCAATACTTTGTAATCCAGTTGTTTGTCCGCTCGTTCTTCGTCCCATGTTTTTACCCGCCTTATGCTGTTGATGTTTCTATGCCATACACTACTACACTTAATGAAGGTGTTGCGGTTGGTGTCTGTACCACCAAATATTTTCCCGCATCCATTACAATACCAGTACGTTCTAAAACGCCGTTGGCCACTAATGCAGAATCATACTCGATGTATTCTGAACCGTCTCCAGCTGGTGTAGCTAATGTTGATACTGCTATACGTATGTTGGCTGATGCACTGGAACTACGATTACATACATTTACAGAAACCACAGCAAATGTGGTTACTGGACAAGTGTACACCGTGGTGTTTGCTGTAGTTGTTATTGCAAAAGCGCCTAATCTTCCTGTTGCCATTTTGTTCTCCGTTAATTATTTAAAAAGTAATTCCATGCCACCGGGTAACCTCTAACACCTGCCTGGAAATTAAAGTTAGCTTTCATAGCTATGGTACCGCCTGTGGTAGTTGTAATCTGTTGACCTGATACACTGATAAATCCAGCCACTAAGCTATTTACGTTCAATGCTGCTCCACCGCCACCAATTTGTGCAGAAATATACGCTCTAATTGCTCGTTGTGTAGGCACAACGTTGTCTGAATTAGCAGTTAAGAATGGATCTGTGCTGAATTCTGTAATTGTTGCTGAATTTCCACCTAGTGTAATGTTACCCAATGATAGTTCTGCTAGACCTGCAATGTTAAATGCATCAGCATTCAATGTTGCAACACCTGTTGATTGCTCAATGGTAAACAATTCGCCAACTCGGAAGTTACCGTCTTGGTCAGTGGAGGTGTAGAACACTCGACCACCATTGCTGTCCACAGTTTCGTTGGCCTGTACTGGCACTTGGCTAGGCAATCCTGGATAATTGGTTTCAACAAAATTTCCTGTGCCAATGTCCAAGAAATCGTGACCTGTGAGTCTAACCTGACTGTAACGAATACGTGTGGTTATGCCTGTGCTGTTTGGAGGTGAATTAAATATTTTCATCTCTGGCGAAATTTGGAAGAATGATGCTCTTGCGCCGTCGACTGTGCCTGTTTCAGATAACACCTGTACCAATTTGTATACAGTGTCTGGCTGTGTGGCAAATACCACGTTGGCACCTGCTCTAGGCAAGCCTGTCATTCTCTTAACACCAATAAATCTACCACTTTGGAAATTATCTGCGTAACCGTCACCTAAGTCTTTTTCTACAATAGCTGCGTCATACCCTGTTCCGCGATTTTTAAAGCTGGCGTTTGCACAAACACCGTTGCCTGTTCTCACTACTGTAGGCGCTTCGTAAAGATTGTTAGGGTCAGTGATTGTGATTGTTGGAGCTGCTGCATATGCTGAACCTGGATCTGTGACTCTGATTGCAAAGATCTTCGAGTCTGAAACAAATGCACGAGCTTTAGCAGTAGCACCTAATATAGCACTTGATGCTGCTGTGGTTGAAGCGGAAGGAATAACAGCCCATATACCTGTTTGATTAGGATTGCCATGTACCGCTTCTAGCGCACCTGTGCCAGACGCACGAGTGATTGCTCTTGTGGTCCATACAATTCCGTCTTCTGAGCTGCTCATGTTATTGCTGCTGCTTTGTGTGATTAAGAAAATACCTTGTCCGTAGGTCACACGAGTCGATGTGCCGGATCCAATGTAACCGCTTGACCCAGTTGAGCTCCATGTTACTCCTTTGTTCACACTCCATGCTGGATTCACAGCACCATCACTGCTGATGGCCACAAATTTGTTAGCACCATAGGCCACGCTGACCCATGTTGAACTGGCTGGCAACGCACCTCCGGCAGTCCATGTAACACCACCGTCTGTGGTGTAGCTGGTAGCTGTGCCACCGGTGCTAACTGCAATCCACGCTCCCTGACCGTAAGTAATACTAGTCCAAGTTCCTGCTGCGGTACTACCGCCTGCAACCCATGATGTTCCGCCATTGGTTGAATAGCAAGTAGTTCCGTTAGAACCCAAAACCACCCAACGTGCAGTACCACTGACATTGCCGTAAGCAATACCCACTGCTATTCCACTCATACCACCTGGTAGAGCGCCACCCGAAGTCCATGTTACACCACCGTTGCTGCTGTAAGCATTGACTGTGGTGCTAGAACTTACTGCTATCAGGTGGTGGGCGATCGGTGTAGCTGTGCCCGTACCTGATCCTACACCTGTGGCTACAAAGTATTGACCAACTAAATTAGAAGCTGCGCCTATAAATGTGAATACCGTATTACCTAATGTGGTGATAACATATGATCTACCTACCACAAATGCTCCTGCAGTTTCTATCACAGTTAATTTACCAGGAGCTATACTTACCCAGTTCGATGTTGACGGCAATGCAGTAGCATTGGCTGTCCATGTTGTTCCGTTTGCGGAAGTATTAACATTGCGTGAACCGCTAGCCACTGCTACAAAGTTTCCGCCTGCTCCAACACCTTCGTGTTCGATGGCTGTGATTGCACCAGTTGTTGCATTTACTGCTGTTATTGTCACTGTGATATCATTGGTAGTAGTTGCTCCGCCTACTGCTGTGCCTAATATTGTAATGGTATCTAATCTAGCATATCCCGTACCTGCTGATGTCACCACCACAGCTGTATATCGCACACCTTTGCGAACTACAGTAAACACAGCACCTGTGCCTGTACCGGAAGTTGATGCTGCTGCTACGGTCTGATAAACTGCTCTAGATGGAGCATAAATCGCATCTGAATATGTCTGTGCTGTAGCTAATGTTCTTGCAGTAGAACTGTAAGTTGGTGAAGTAAGTTGTACTCTAGGTTCAACAATATAAGTTGATGAAGCATCTGGTGCTACTATAGCAGTTCCAGTTACTATGTGATCCCAGCCTGAGCCGCCTGTGCTTTCCTTAGTCACCGTGGCAATCTTGGTACCTGCTGTAAATGAATCTATAATACCAACTTGACCTGCACCTGCACCCGAAGTTACAATTACCTTCATACCTACATAAGCGCCGGTAATTTCATCGTCGGTAGCAGCCAGTGTTATCTGTGTGGTTGTACCAGCCTGTGCTGTGTTTGCATTAGATAGATAGCCTGTGCCTCCAAAGTTTCCATCAACTTCAGGAGCTGTAGTACTGTCGTCTACGTTGTCTATAAGTCTAACTTGGAATACCGCACCGTCACGGAAATCATCTTGTTCAACACTGATTCCAGCGCCGCCGCCTGATACAGTCCACGTGATTTCTGTATAATCCTGACCTGCGTTATCGTATTCATATTGAAGCAGCTTGTCGATACCGTCTGTGAGCACGGATCCAACGTCTGCAACATATGATTTATTATCTACTACACATAATATCGGGGTTTCAGTAATATCAAACCCTTCTGCTACTGAACCAAAATCACCGTAGGAGTTATTGCCGTTAGTGGCTCTAATACGGCCGCCTGCTTCAGCTAGGTAAGCAACGTGTGCGTAGTATGAGAATACAGAAACAAGTTCTGCACGACCGTTGTTGGTGATCCATGCACCAATACCGTCCGATATTACCTGCGTAAAGTCATTAGATACGATAGAGTCATTACCGCCTGCATGCAAATCGCCATCAATCTTTTGGCCGATAGCAGCGGTTCCAAATGTAGTAACGTTCTGTACATATGGTGAACGTTTAACAATCCATGTGCGGAAGTCATCTGGACCCCATCCTGGATCTAGTGAACAAAACGCACCAGCACTTACTCTAGAAGTACCGTATTCGTTTGGAGCAAGAAGATCACCTGTGAGTCCTTGCAGTGTTTGATTACGAACACCTGTGCCGTTACGCAGATAGTACATGTCTTCTTCAAGACTTCCAGTAACTGCATTAGAATAGTATCTTGCTGCTAGTCTAGATTTGTAGTTTCCAGGATACTGTAGATCAAATTTCAATGCGTCAATATAACGACCCACATCTCGCAAGCAAGCTGCACTGTCATAGTACAAACTCACAGTCATTGACCCGCTGGCGATAGATAGGTCAACAGCGGTGTTTGAATTCCTAGTTGCGGAAATTTTAAATGACGTGGCACTTACCACGTTTTGAATGTAATAAGTTGTTGCTGTGCTCACCCCGCCAAATACTGTGCCAGTAAATCTAACTGCTGCATTTCTCTGCATCCATGCTGTGGATGTGCAGGCAAATAAATCTGTGGCTGCTGTAGATGCTGTGACTGTTGTGGTATAAGTTGAAGAAATATAGGCACTGATTTCTGCTGTGATATAAGATCTATTTCTTTCTAGTTGTAGTCTTGCCCAGTCTGCAGCTCGTATACCAGTTTGACATACACTGCCTTCGTTGGTAGCACCGTAGACAATGTCATCTAACAGTGTCATCAATGTTTCAATGCGAGCTTGTGCTGTGGCATTGCCGCCTACGTTGGCGCTGGCCAATCCTTTAACATAGGTAAATGCAGCTCTAGTGGCAGTTTTCTGATTCAATGTGAATACATCAGCAGCCGTGGCTCTCAAATATGAATACGCAGCTTCTCTAGTTTTAAAATTGCTGTTAAACATAAAGTCGAACATCACTGCTTCTAAGATCAATCTTACATCACGCTCACACTTGGCACTGTTGTAGACCAATGCTGGAAAGTTAGTAGTAATGTAAGTTGTACTAGCTGTAACTATGGTTTCTTGTGCAGCATCTAGAGTCACTGCGGCTGCTATCAATGCAGTGGTTGATGACACAGCATTAGTTGCTGTTGGGTAATCAATAACTTCAAGATCAATGTCAAGACTAGTGCCGTTGGTAAATGAAGTCAATACTGCACCACCGTATGTAGCCGCCAGTTGGAATGTGTTGGCAGTAACAGTACCCACTACCCAATATTTGGTGCCGTTAACTAACCCGTTGGCAGTGATTCTTGGAATAACTGCATCGCCTACTGCTAATCCGTGTGCAGTAGAGGTCAATGTGTTCAATGTAGCTACAGTGGTCACATTGATTTGGGGTGTGTTTCCTTCTGTGCTGTCGCCTTGGATAATGTTGGTAATAATATCTACCAATGCACCTACAGTAGCGTTGGCAGCAGACCCGCTTGTTAGATTTGTGCTGTCTGTCCATTGTGTAGCAGTGTTAGCAGCAGATTTAGTCACTGTGGTGTTGGCAATGATCTGCTGTACCACTGCTTTTAATCTACCGTAAGCGGCTACAGTGGCAGCAATTTCTGTGCTGTCGATCTGTAGACTGGTACTGTTATCGCCGTCAAAGTATGCTGTTCCAGCGTTAAGAGTGGCCCAAGTTCCGCCATAGGTTAAATCATAGACCATAGCATCAATGATAAAGCCTACATCTCGCTTGCATTTAGTCTTGCTGTATTTTACTGAACTGAAATTTGCAGTCAGCCAAGCAGTAATTTCTTCCTTGATAAATTCTTTATTTTCTTTTAGAAGTGTTCGTGCATCACCGAATCCTGATAGGAATGTAGTATTATATCCTGTAGGATTTGCAGAACTCTCCATGTGAGTAGTTCCAATCTTAAAGTCGATTTGGTGTTGCATTGTTCTGACTAATCTCTGGATGTCAGTTACTTCTACAGAACTAGCATAAGGAAACTCAGCACTTTGAATAGCTGTATTACCTGTGCTTTCAGTTACATTTGTACCTAGTATAACCTGTCCAACCACAGTTTCTAATCTGGTCAACGCACCCATGCTGTATTTGGCATCATCTCGACTGGTTATGCTGCCTGCTGGCCCAGCATTGGTCGAACGAACTTCATCACCTAACACCACAGTTTCTGCTGGAACAATGATAGGCAGTATTTCACGATATTGACCAGTTTTGATATTAATATTATTATTTGGTACAATACGTTCTGGAAGATTGGTTGTGACTTGCTCTGTTAATGCTGTGATAACAATATCAATAAGACTATCTATAGTAGTAGTAATACCAGTTTCAGCTACATAGTCAGTGTCGATATACTGTGTGACTATGGCAGTAGAATCTAAGGCCAGTGTTTGATACACTGTGGTTGGTACTTCGTTGGCCAACACATCCACCAACAACAATTTTAATTGTTCGTAGGCTGCAACACCTTCGTCTGCTTCTGCAGCCAATGTTACATACGGAACACTTTCTTCTGGGGCGGAAAGTTCCCCAGTTTCTCCGAATGCTCCTAGTAAACTAAAAGCAGCGGCACGCATTTTTAAGTTACCGCCATGCCCAATATCCCAAATTAATCTATCAATGATAAATCCAACATCTCGCTCACACTTGTATTCGTCATAATCAAATGCTGAAGTAAATGGTGCAATATTGTTAGTAACTTGATAATCAATCCAGCTGGTTATTTCTTTTTGTATAAATGCACGATTCAATTCTAATAGATATTGTGCATTTGGATTCATTGGTCCGTTGTCTACCTGTTCACAGGCATAACGAATTGTTTTCCAAGGTTTATCTAAAGTTGCACCGCAATCGGGCCAAGGTCTATCTTCGCCGTCTGTTGATACAAAATAAACATGGTTAGTGCTGCCCCAAGTGGTCCATTCTGGAATCCCAGTTGAACTTACACGCAGAACTTGTCCTTCTGTACCTACTGGTAATCTTGTAGGGCCTGCTCCACCGTAATATACCAAATCGCCTGTGGTGGTTAATACGCTGGTTTCAGTTCCAGCAGCTACCAAGTTCCAATATGTTCCTGTGGCATCAAGGTCTGGCCGGCTTAATGCTTGGCCGCCGCCTTCAGTGCCCAGCGTAGATCCGTCATCGCTGTCTGATCTGTGCTGCAATACGCATATGTAAGAACTAGATAAATGTCTTACAGTATCACCAGCATTGTATTCTGTATCATCTGCCCAGGTTCCTCTCCAGTTCATGCCTGTAGAGATCACTGCCCAGTATGCTGTGTTTGGTGGCTCGCCGCTGATAGTAGCAGTCATTGACCCTGCAGCATCTGCAGTTACATTGTATGTTGTGCCACTAGAT